TTGCAATAGTGGAATGGAAATTACCTCCACTTCTGAATACTCTTTTCAGAGATTCGTCTTTTGACAAAACCGCGGCAACATACACTTCCGCCGTAGTCAAGTCCATTGCAACAATTTTGTGTCCTTTACTCGCTTTGATACAGCCTTTGACCGTAGGATTGTCACGGGGTAATTGTTGCATATTTAGTTTTCCACTTGAACTCAATCTCCCAGAAGTAGTGCCGTGTAAATTGAACCCTGTTCTTAGCCGACTATCTCTGTCTAAATTAGGGATAATTTTATCTAAGTAGGTATTCTTTATTTTTACCTTTTGTCTAATTTCAAGGATTAGCTTCGGAACTTCGTGTTCCTCGGCAAGAGTTCCTAGAACTTCGGCATCTGTGGAATCAGCCCCAGTGCCCGTCTTTTTACCCGTTGGGGTTAGACCAATATAGTCAAATAAAAGTGATCGTAATTGAACTGTACTGTTCGGATTGAAGTCAGAGCCCTTTGCCTTTTCAAATTGTCTAATTTCTGGAAACTCATAAAGTTGATCTATTGCTTTCTGAATGTCTATCGCCATAATTGCCGATGCTCTGTCTAATCTGGTCTTGTCAAATGGAACTCCATTACTTTCTACTTGTTTTAAGAAATTACAACCTTCAAGTAATATATTTTCATAAACCCATAAAAGTTTATTGTTCTTTTCTATCGCGGCTCTCATCTTTTCATATAATAAAAAGGTTACTACAGCGTCCATAGCTGCGTAGTTCTTCATTATATCAAAAGGTATCAAATCATAACTAAAGTCTGCTTTCAATACACCGTGAGATTTTCTGTATTTTTCTGACCAATCTTCTAATGGTTTTTCATAGTCTCCATATGCAGTATGATTCATAGCTAATTGTTTCAATCCATGTGTGCCTGGGTTTTCATCAAACATATAATGCATAAGCATAGTATCTTCAAATTTTGGAAAGACAAATCCAAAATGATATTCAAACCATTGTAAATCAAATTTAGCATTATGAAAGACTACTGTTTTTAATCTAAACAGTTCTTGCATTTTACTTTCTATATCTACATCTATAATATCAGCGTCGCAATATATACCGTGATTAGGCTCATAAGACATACTGAAACCAAGCATATAACCATCTCTAGCATAAAGAGCGCTGGTCTCCGAGTCAAGGGCAATGTATGGTCTTGGAGCATCAATTGCGTCCTGTAAGAATTTAAGTGCTGTTTGTTTGTCTTGGATTCCATAACATTTTTCCTCATCTAATGTTTCGATTTTCAACTCACCACTAATATATTTAGTGATACTTTCTACTGCTGTTTCAAAAGATTTCTTTGCTTCAGGTCTGAACTTTATAACAGCAGGGTTCATTAATGCTAAAAACTTCTCATCAATAATTTTGCCATTATATTCTGTAACTGAACTTTTTCTTGTAAAATACTTAAACGCTTCTGCTCCCACTAATACTAACCAATCATAGTCATCTGCATTTATGTTTATATCAACATCTTTTTTCAATACTTTTTGAATCCGACTATTACTACATAAAGCAAATCTGTCGAAATCAAAGTCAAAGTATTTATTAAAGTTAGTTGCCGATGGCTTGGTTTCTACTAGTGCTATTTTCATGTTGCGTTCCTTTGTAATTCGTTATAATATTCATACATCTCTTTAGATGTCTTGTCTCGTATGATGGCTCTTATAGCCTTGCCCAGAGCTTCATCAGATGGGTGATCATCTGATAGCATTTTTAATTCGTTTATTCCAAATGATTGATATTCTTTATCTCGTATTCTCATGCGTATAATTTCTCTTTTAATCTGTTTATTTGATCTAAAACTAGATCGCCTGGGTCGCCTCCTTCTGGTAGATTTACTATTTGTACTGACATTTCTAATTGTTCTGCCACTCCTTTTATCTGTTCGGCAGCCCGTCTTCCAGCCTCATCTCCATCAAATATAATATCTACTCCGTTCACTCCTTGCAATTTTAGCAAGGATAATTTAACCCAATCCATTTGTTGTGTGCCAAAACAGCACACAGTATTCTTTAACCCCTTGTCCCAAAGATTGAGTGCATCAAATACTCCCTCAACCAATATGACTCTGTTTTGTATAGGCTTAACCTTTGCAGGACAAAATGGAAGTTTAACTCCATGTGGATAGATATAATACTTTTCTGAGCCCATACCTGTTATTAATCTACCTATCAATGCAACAGTCTTTCCAGTTATATCTCGAATGGGGAAGACGATGCGACCTTCGAACTTTGGGGCGTTCCATGTGAAAGCCTGCCAAATTCTTAAGGTTTCTTCAGATATGTTTCTGAAGCCACCGCCTGCCCATTCTATGCGGTCTTTCGGGAGAGAAATACCAACTGTTTGTGATCTTGTTGCCGCTATTTTTTCTTTAATTCTGTGTATTCTTACTTCTAAAGGACTTGCTGGAGCTCCCCAATATGTAAATAGGTTACCTTTAAAACCGCAGGAGAAACAATGCATGATACCTGTTACTTTATCTACCCTCAAACTAGGGTTCGTATCGTCATGCTCAGGATTAAGACAACTAATAAGTGCGTCCTGCCCTTTAAGCTGGTAATCTAAACCTTTCTCCGCAAGTAATTCTTCTGCTGTCATTATCCCTCTATTATATCAAATTTTGAACGCATTGTCAAGAACTATTTTCCTATCCTATAGGAAGATTGTCCTCATCTAGTTTCGCCCTTCTACTTTCTTCTCTCATTTTTGCTAGTCTCCCAGTATGCTTCCACTCTAGCTCGTCTCCTAGTTTCTCGAAATAAGTCATTTCTGTTCCATCAGGGTCGGTTTCAAACTTGTAGTATCGTGATTTCCATACTAATTCTAACATTTGAAATGTAATTGCTACCGCTTTGTCTCTAAATTCTACATCACCCCAGAGATACCACAATAACCAGTATTCTGCATCAAATGTGCAAACATTTACCTCCCAGTCATTAACTGTGGCTTGTCTTTTAACCATATCATTTAGAACCCTCAATCTTTGAGATCCTGCAATCGGCCACCAATTAGGCATACATAGTATTGGATTTAGCATACCATGTAATCTTAAACTTTCTTCTAGTGGTTTATTTTCTGGAACATTCGCAATATTTTCTTTTATTTTAGCTTGTTCTAAAAGCCAACCTACTTTCTTCCATTGCCAACTATGTGGTGGAAGGGGAACCATATGTGCAGTTTCTCTGCTTACTCTATCAGCCGCCACGAGTATACCACTCCTTAAAAGCCTTCGATTTCATACTCTCTAAATGTTCTTTCCACCTTTCAAATTTGTTTAAATGTCCATTCCAATGCCAGCCGTCATAAACGGTAGCTTGTTTCTTCTTAAAAGGCTTTCTCATATATCCACCACCTTCTAGTTTTACGATTTTCCATTCAACTTCTTCTGTCTCTGGGTCACCAAAGACTTTCTTTTCGTGCTGTTCTTGTTTCCAATTTTTCATTCTTCGCTCCAGCCTCTGCTCAAATGTGTCCTTTTTCACTCTTGTCATTTGTAAGTTCCTCTACTTTTTTGTTTAATGTATCTATTTCTTCTTGATACTGCGTCCACAGACTTGCATTATTACAGTTCTGTTGAAGCTGTCTTACTACATGTATTGCTACTTGTAAGTTGTTTAATTGTGTATCCAAATTCAAATAATCGAATTCTTCTTCCATTTTGCTCCTATCCTTGCGGTCATAGTCCTTCTTGGACTTATGAGCTCCGCCCTTGTTTTTGTCATGCTTTGATACCCAATTTCTCACTTCGTGTGTTTAGGTAACTTAGCTTCTATAAAAAATTCGTGTTTCCCCTTTATCGGATTATATTTTTTCATTCTAAGTTTTCTCTGTTCCGATATCATTCTTGTTGTCTTATATACTGAATAATGATAGGTATGGCTATTCCTTGACTCACTTTCTGGAATCAAATATACTATTTGCTTCTTTCCCTTAGCCACATTCGTCCTCAAACTGTTGTCGCATTTGCACTTCTTTTGTAACTTCTTCTATTATTTCTTCAACAATAGCTAATGGTTTATCCATAAGCATAGCTTGATAATCATTAGCTGCTTGAAGCTGTCCTTTTACAACTAGCAGTTTGGTTAATATTTTCATCATTTCCATTTTACTTCCTTTCAAATTTGGCGGCTCATAGGAGAATCGAACTCCTGACTCCGCCGTGACAGGGCGGTGTTATATACCACTTAACTAATGAGCCTTTATTAGTTTGGTGGAGCTGGAGAGATTCGAACTCTCAACCTTCTACGTGCAAGGCAGATGCTCTCCCATTGAGCTACAGCCCCTACATATCGTCTATTGATTCATTTTTCTTCATAGCTTCTTCTAGCTTATCCCTTTCTTCGGGATCTAGTGTGCTAGTTGGTCCAATTTTTAATGAGTCCCAATCCATCGTACTTGTAAATCCTGATGGATCTCCGTTTCTCATCTTTACACAATTAAGTTTAATTGCTGGTTCTTCTTTGCCCCAATGCTCTATTACATATGCAGCGTCTACTGCATCATATATTCCTCTAGCAAATCTCGCCTCTCCTTTAGGATTGGTTTGAAATGCACTTAAACACAAGATATTTACCTCTTGAGCCAACTGTTTCATTCCCTTAGATATTTCTATCTGCTCTGTCCAATCATATTGACCAGAGCGACCTGGAACATTGTGGCGGCGTACTTGGTTTAGATAGTCTACTATGACTAATCCTAAATCTTTGTGTTCTACTTTCTTCTGTCTCACTACTGCTATTATTTTAGCAAGAGTGAGCCCAGGATCGTAAAATACATCAATTTGGGCTCCTTCTTTTAAAGGATTTCTTTGAAGTTCATAAGTGAACTTATCAAAATCTCTTTCTTTTTTGAAGGTCTCTAAAGGTTCATCTCCATTTTCGAAACGGTTAGCCCACCAACCAGCTACTGCTTCCCATTCAAAATCGACTAAATTTCTTGCATGAAGTCGTTTCAAGGGAACTCCTGTAGCTACTGCGGCTAATCTCTGTAGAATACTACGAGAATCCATTTCTATTGTAAAATATAATACAGATCTTCCTCTATTATAGACTGAA